AAATTATTAATGGTGCAATGGAGATTGATCAGAGGAACAATGGTTCAAGCGTTACTCCTACGGCTGATAGCTCTTACACGCTTGACGGGTGGGCAATTAGAAATTTTTCCGGTTCCGGTCGTTTTTCGGTTCAGCGCCAAACTTCAATAACTCCTGCAAACTTTTCCTATGCTGTTGGTTTAACGGTTACAACGGCAGATTCTTCCAATTCTTCAACGTATTCTTTTGAGCAAAGAATAGAAGGATATAATTTGGCAGGGTTGGGGTTTGGATTTACAAATTCAAATTACATAACAATTTCATTTTGGGTAAGGTCAAGCATAACTGGAACTTATTGCTTGGCAATAAGAGACCGCAACGCTACATATAGTTATATTTCCGAATACTCAATTAATGTAGCTAATGAGTGGGAAAATAAAAAAATTACAATTCCAACATTGGCAGCAGGTGAGTGGAATGTCGCCAATTTTATTGGAATGTTTGTTGATTTTGCATTGGGCTCAAATTCTGCCCGTGAGACAACTGCGGGCGCGTGGCAAACTGGTAATTTTATTGGAACATCAAACCAAGTTGAATGGATAGCAAACAGTGGTGCAACTTTTTACCTCACCGGAGTTCAAATAGAGGCGGGATTTGTTCAAACTCCATTCGAGCGTAGGCTGTATCCGCAAGAATTAGCAATTTGCCAACGCTATTGTGTTGTGTATGGAGGTGATGATCTTTATGAGCGCATCGCTCTTGGGCAGGCAATCGGCAGTGGCACCGCGCAACTTTTAATTTTCTTACCACAAGAAATGCGAGCGGTTCCTTCTTTTACTACATCCGGCAATTTTATTCTTCTTAATGCCGGTGGCAGTGGGCAGGCAGTTACCGGATTTAGTATAGATCGCGCGTCTCGTAAGATATTGCAGTTTGTTGCAACGTGCGCTTCCGGTCTCGTTGCCGGTTATGCAACTCAAGTGACGGCCAACAATAGTTTGGCTTCACGGTTTATAGTTAGCGCGGAGCTTTAAAATGTGGATCAGCGCAAAATATGAAAAAGATGGGTTTGGGCTTCAAACCATAACAGCCATTAAAGAAGATGGTTCAATTTGGTATATACCCGAAAACTTCGCCAACATCGACTACCAAAACATCATGACCCTCGTGGCAGAGGGTAAACTCACCATCGCACCCGCTGAGGCTCAGTGATGCCGCTCACATACTTTCAGCCATCGCAAGTCGATAGCACCTTCAACGGATATCTGCGCAATCGCATCATCAACGGTGCGATGATGATTGATCAGCGTAGTAATGGCGCATCTTTAACGGCTGCGAATGGCGTTTATTCGCTTGATCGTTGGTTCACATGGGCTAGTCAGTCTAGTAAATACACAGTGCAACAAAATGCGGGTGGCGTGACCCCGCCTGCGGGATTTATTAACTATTTGGGGGTTACATCTAGCTCTGCATATTCTGTTCTTGCGGCAGATTATTTTGGCATTGTTCAACCGATTGAAGGCATTAATGTCGCCGATCTTGCATGGGGTACTGCATCTGCAAGCACTGTCACGCTTTCCTTTTGGGTTCGGTCTTCGCTCACGGGGACGTTTGGCGGCGCTGTGCAAAATTCCGCACAAAGCCGCTGCTATCCATTTACCTATGTGATTAATGGGGCGAACACATGGGAATATAAAACAATCTCCATCCCCGGAGATACAAGCGGAACGTGGCTAACAACAAACGCGACGGGAATCCGGCTTGTTTTTGGGTTGGGTGTTGGCTCAACCTATAGTGGCACTGCGGGCGCATGGGCCGGAACGCAATATATTTCAGCCACAGGAGCAACGTCAGTTGTCGGCACTAATGGTGCCACATGGTATGTAACAGGCGTTCAGCTTGAGGATGGCGCTGTTGCTACGCCATTTGAGCGCCGTCAAATCACAACAGAGCTTCAGCTTTGCCAACGGTATTTTGTGCAATGGACGGGGGATTCATCTGCTACTGGATTTGCTCTTATAGGGACTGGATATTCAAGTTCTACAACATCTATGGTTTTTGCGGCGATGACACCAACAACAATGAGGTCAACTCCTACATTAACCTATGCAGGAACTATAAGTATTATTGATGGAGGATCTGCAGCGGTAACGTCATTTGGAAGTTTATACAAAGCATCTCCTTCTAATTTTTGGGGAGTCATAAACGCATCCGGTGGCGGTCTTACATTAGGGCGCGGAGCGGTTCTTTACACCCAAAATGCTACAACTAGCTATTTCCGTGCTGACGCGGAGATATCGTGATGAAAACATATGAAAATGCGCAATATCAGATTAACCCTTTGAATGGACAAGTTTCGTCTATCTCTGTTGTGATCGACGGGCTTAACTCTTGTGTGCCTATCGACCCTGCCAACACAGACTACGCCAACTTGATGGAATTGGAGCGCGAAGGTAAAATCGTGATCCAACCCGCTGACGGAGAGCAGCAGTGAGCTATATCGGCAACCCGCCCGTCAATGGGGTCTTTCGGAAGCTCGACACCATCGCGGCGTCGTTCAACGGCTCCACGACCTCGTTCAACCTCACTTCGGGTGGGGCGGCGGTATCGCCGGGGCTGACAACAAACCTCATCATCTCTCTTGGCGGCATCATTCAAGAGCCAAACACGGCCTATACGGTCAGTGGCTCGGTGATCTCGTTCACGGCTGCGCCTCCGGCTGGCACGAGCTTTTGGGGCATCCAGCTGGGCGATGTCGGGTTAGCCTCGACCCCCAATCAAGCGGCAATGACCACGCAAGTGTTCACGGCCACGGCTGGGCAGACCACCTTCACCGTGGCTGGCGGCTATACGGCTGGGCAGATTCAAGTGCTGCGCAACGGCGTCCAACTCGTTGTGGGCGTCGATGTCACGGCGACGAACGGCACGACCTTTGTGCTGACGAATGCAGCCACGGCTGGGGACACCCTCGTGGCGGTGATCTATACGTCCTTCATCGTCGCCAATGCGGTCGCCAAGAGCGGCGACACGATGACGGGCAACCTCAACATCACTGGCGGAACGCTGCAAATCGGCGGCAATCAAGCGGTGAATGGTCCGGCTTTTCGTGCGTTTCGCGCGACAGATCAATCTGTGACTACATCAACATGGACGAAAGCGCAGTTAACAAGTGAAGATTATGATACTGCGAATTGCTTCGATAGCACAACCAACTATCGGTTCACGCCTAATGTTGCGGGATATTATCTTATAAGCGCCCACATCTTTGGCGGCGGCTCGTCCGGGCAAGCTTGCTATGCAGCAATTTATAAAAATGGATCAATAGCTGCGCAGACAGGATTTGGGCATAACCTCACTAGCGTCACTAGCTTGCCGCAAGTAACAGATATTTTTTATATGAACGGGACAACGGATTACATTGAGCTTTATGGGTATGTGGTCGCAACAGGCGCTCAATTTACAGGCGGAAGTCCATATTTAACAATGTCCGGCGCAATGATCAGAGGAGCCTAACATGACACTCTACGACAAAATCCGCGCAATCTATCCCACACTGACTGAAGCTGATTTCTCGCCCTTTGGCGGCACAATCATGCTTCAGAACGACAGCGATGGTCGCGGGGATTATATCCGCGTTTGGAGCCATCCGACACTCGCAGAGCCGACACAAGCGCAGCTCGACGCGGTTAAGGAACCGAAATAATGACCAATGCCGTCACCCTCGCATCGCTTGCTAATTCCGGTTATCTGCGGAACCGGATTATCAATGGCAATATGGCTATTGATCAACGGAACGCGGGTGCGAGTGTCAGCACGGGCGGCACAATTATTTATACACTTGACCGTTGGTATGTCGGGTCGAACGGTGCTGCAACCACCATTCAGCGCGTTACCGGAGCAACGACAAACCAATATCGCCTTCAAGTGACAGGTGCAGCGGGCGTCACGAACGCGACTGTTTCTCAGCGGATTGAAGCTTCTAATTGCGCTGATATGGCAGGGCAAACTGTTACGCTTTCATTTGACGCGGCAGACAGCTTGCTGACTTCTCTTACATGGTCAGCATCATATGCAAATTCGACTGATGGATTTGGCACTCTTACAAGCCCTACAGTAACGTCTATCGCGTCCGGTTCAGTAACAATATCAAGCACTATCACTCGCTATAGTGTGACTTTTGCTGTGCCAATCGCTGCCACAACGGGATTGGTTGTCCAATTTACTGTTGGCGCTCAAACAAGCGGAACATTCACTTTGGGCAATGTGCAGCTTGAATTGGGAACGCAGGCAACGCCATTTGAGTGGCGGCCATATCCCATAGAGTTAGCTTTGTGTCAGCGTTATTATCAAGCTAGCACTATGACAGAATACCATATGGTGCCCGCCCCAAATGCGACATATGCAAGCACTTATCCTGTTCGGACATCAGTTCTTATGAGAACATTGCCAACGTATTCGTTTTCATACGTTTCAAGCTTCTCTGTTGGTGGATATACCTCTGCTATTTCTCAAGGAGCAAATGGATATATCCATTTTATTTCTGCAAGCGTATCTACTAACGCTTACATGCAATGGAATTGGACGGCATCAGCGGAGCTATGATCATGTATGAAAATGCCAAATACATTAAAAACCCAATTACCAACGAGGTTTGCGGTATTGGAGTTGATATAAATGGTGTTGAAAGTGTCGTTCCAATCAGCGAGCAAAATTTAGACTATCAAACAATTATGCAGCTTGTCGCTCAAGGCAAGCTCGTGATTGCCCCCGCAGACGCATAGCATTGGTGCAATGGTGAGACTCATGGACTTACAAGCCATTTACAACATCGGCTTAGGAGCCGTGGTTGCCGGTATGGGATGGTTTGCCCGTGAGTTGTGGGGAGCCGTAGCGGAACTGCGCAGAGATGTGAAACAGATCGAGATTGATCTGCCGACGCACTACATGCGTCGCGATGAGTTTCGTGAGGGCCTCACTGAGATCAAGATGATCCTCAACGAAATCTTCCGGAAGATTGACGATCTTAAAGACAAGAAGGTGGACAAATGAACAGCCTTCTTTCGACCGTTGGCGGGTTGATCAAACAGGTTGCGCCGACGATTGCCACGGCGCTTGGCGGTCCGCTGGCGGGTCTTGCTACGAAGACGCTGTCGGAGGCCCTATTGGGCAATGCTGACGGCTCGCCGGACGAGATCGCAGCCGCGCTCGGAAATGCCACGCCGGATCAGCTCGCTAAGCTCCGCGAGATCGATGCTAACTTCAAAGTGACGATGAAGAAGCTCGACATCGATCTAGCTCAGATTGATGCTGGTGACCGTGACAGCGCTCGCAAGCGCGAAATCGAAACGCAAGACAAGACGCCGACCATATTGGCCGGGGTTGTGTGTGTTGGGTTTTTCGGAACACTTATCGGTCTCATGCTCTATGGCCTCCCCGCACGGGGCCAAGATGCCTTACTTATCCTGTTGGGTGCTTTGTCTTCGTCCTTTACCGCGATCATAGGCTATTACTACGGCTCATCGTCCGGCTCCCGCGCCAAGGAGCAGATCATTGAGCAAATGGCGAATAAGAAATGAAAGACAACTTTGATCAGAGCCTTGCCCTCGTCCTCAAGCATGAGGGCGGTTGGGTGGATGATCCGCAAGACCTCGGCGGCGAGACGAATATGGGCGTGACGAAGCGCACATGGGAAAGCTGGGTCGGCCATCCCGTGGCTGCCGGATCGCTCAAGGCGCTCACTGTGGCCGATGTGGCACCGGTCTATAAGCAGCTCTATTGGGACAAAGTGCGCGGCGATGACCTCCCCGATGGGGTGGACTATGCCGTTTTCGACTATGCAGTGAACAGCGGCGTGACACGAGCCGCTCGACAGCTGCAAGCTTGTGTGCGGGTCGAGACGGACGGCATCATCGGCATGAAGACGTTGGCGGCTGTGAAAGCGGCTGATCCCGTTGCTCTGATCAAGTGTATCTGCGATAATAGGCTGGCCTTCCTTCAGAATTTGCCGACGTGGGGTAGGTTCGGCAAAGGCTGGGGTCGCCGCGTTGCGGATGTGAGCAAGACGGCTCAAACAATGGTCGCGTAGACTACACAGCCAGCATTCTGGGTGTTAAAATTAGGGGTTTACGGAGCTTTTCATGGCCGGTCTCACCTATAGTTCGTATGTTACACAAATCGCCACGATGGCGGTGGTGGAACCAACTGACCCGGCTTTTGTAACGATCCTGCCGGAAATGATCGATTATGCCGAATTGCGGATTTACCGCGATTTGGATTTGCTGTCGACCGTCTCGTCGAACGATTCTTATCAAATGACAGCGAATAACCGCAATTTCACTTGGCCGCAAGGCACGTTTGTGACGATTCAGAATATCAACGTCGTTACGCCGTATACCCAGACCGATCCCGATTTAGGTACACGCGTCACGCTCCTTCCGACGACGAAGGAGTTTCTAAATGTGGTTTATGCGAACTCTACCAATGCGGGTGTTCCTAGCTACTTCGCGATGTTTGACGACCATAGCATTGTAGTCGGCCCTTGGCCTAATCAGGCTTACACCGTCGAGATCGTTGGTACCGTTCGACCGGCAACACTTTCGGTGGCTAATCCTACGACGTTTATCAGTCAATACTTACCCGACTTGTTCATCATGGCTTCCATGGTGTACATTTCAGCTTATCAACGTAACTTTGGCCGCATGTCGGATGATCCGGCCATGGCCCAGAGCTACGAGGGTCAGTATCAAGCTCTGCGTCAAGGCGCTCTTATGGAGGAATTCCGCAAGAAGTTCCAAGCGTCGGCTTGGTCTTCTATCACTCCTTCGCCTGTTGCTACTCCCACTCGGGGATAATAGATGCCACATGGCGCTATAAAATTCGTTCCCGGCGTAGACCAAAACCGGACACCGGCTCTTAATGAGTTGGCAATTTCGGAATGTCAACTGGTCCGCTTTGTACCCGACAAACAGGGTATTGGCCTTGTCCAGAAGTTAGGCGGTTGGGAAAAGTATTTTGGTGATGCGATCGGCTCGCCTGTCCGTGCTTTGCACGCATGGGAAGGTATCAATCTTGACCAGCATCTCGGTGTCGGCGCTGAAAACAGCTTGAGCGTCATCACGAACGGCAACGAGAACACGATCACTCCGCAGAAGATCCTGCGCAATGAGCCGGTCAACTTCTCGACAACCGCTGGCAGCAATCTAGTCACGGTTACCGATACGGGCTCGAACACCGACCAATATGATTCGGTCTATATTCAGACCGACGTCTCGGTTGGCGGGTTAATCCTGCGTGGCGTCTACAAGATCTATCCGCTCGGCCCGAACACTTACAACATCTATGCGACGAATACGCTCGGTGATCCGGCGCTTGCCACGACCACGGTTGCGAATGGTGGCGTCGTTTCGGAATTGGCAGCTACGGCTGGATCCGCTGTAATCACGGTCACGCTTCCGGATCACGGCAAGCAAGTCGGTGACACTGCAACATTCTTAGTCGCCACGTCGATTGGTGGTCTGTCGATCTATGGGAATTATACCGTGCAGACGGTGTTGTCCTCGTCGCAGTACACTATTTTGGCGGCCAATCAAGCGAACGCGACAGTCATCACGGTGACAGGCGCATCGGGCACCGGCACGACGGCCACACTTACGTTCTCAAGTGCGTATAAGATCGCAAACGGCACGAATATCGTCGTAGCGGGTATGAACCCAGCGGGTTATAATGGCACGCACACGGTCACAAGCACCGGGACGAATACCGTCAGCTATGCAAGCGCTGAAACCGGCGCATTCGTTTCCGGCGGCACGATCACCGCGCCGAGCGTCTCGACGTTCATCAACGGCGGCGAAGTTCGCTTTCTCTATTACAACGGTCTCGGCCCTCTGCCGCAAGGCACCGGCTACGGCATCGGTCCTTATGGCGCTGGTGGTTATGGTACGGGTATCCCTCCGATCCCGAACACCGGCACACCAATAACTACGACGGATTGGACGCTCGATAATTGGGGCGAGACCTTTATCGCCAACCCAGTCGATGACGCGATTTATACGTGGACGCCTAGCCAAAACGACCCGGTGGCAATTGTAATTCCAAACGCTCCTCCGGTGAACCGTGGCTTATTCGTGGCGATGCCTCAACGGCAAATCATTGCGTACGGATCGACGTTTACTGGCATTCAAGACCCGCTCCTTGTGCGGTGGTGCGATGTCGACAATTACGATTCATGGATTGGCCTCGTGACCAATCAAGCCGGATCGTACCGCATCCCGAAAGGCTCGCGCATCGTGGGCGCAATTCAAGGGCCGCAGCAGGGCTTGCTGTGGACGGATCTTGCGCTGTGGGCGATGCAGTATGTCGGCGGCGAACTCGTGTACGGCTTCAACGAGATCTCTGCTGGTTGCGGATTGATCGCGAAAAAGGCTGCCGGTCTGTTGAATAATCAAGTCTACTGGATGTCGCAGTCGCAGTTCTTCCGCCTCACCGGCACGGGCGTTGAGCCGATCTTCTGCCCCGTGTGGGACGTGATCTTCCAAGACCTCGACACGAATAACCTCGACAAGATCCGCTGCGCTCCGAATAGCCGGTTTAACGAAATCACGTGGTATTATCCGACCATCGGCAACGGTGGAGAGGTTTCGCATTATGTGAAGTACAACGCTGGCTTGAACTGCTGGGATTTCGGCACGTTAGGCCGCACAGCATGGATCAATCAGTCAGTGCTCGGTCCACCGATTGGCGCTGGTGTCGATCAATATATTTATCAGCACGAAGTCGGTCAGAACGACGATGTGCGGCCAATGACGAGCTGGTTTCAGACCGGATACATGCAGATCTCTGAAGCCGACTTGAAAATGTTCGTAGACCAAGTGTGGCCCGACATGAAGTGGGGTTATTATGATGGTTTACAAAACGTTACGCTGAGCCTTAGCTTCTATGTTGTAGACTATCCGGGCCAGCAGCCAACGGTGTATGGTCCTTTCCTCCTTACGCAGCAGACCACGTTTGTGACGCCACGCTTCCGTGGCCGCCTAGTGTCGATCCGCATGGAGAGCAATGACTTCAACACGTTTTGGCGCATCGGTAATATGCGCTATAGATTCCAACAGGACGGTAAGTTCTAATGGCTAGTTTAGACGATATTCTAACTACTCAGAAGAACGGCGTTGTCGCCATCAACGGCATCAATCGATCGTTGGCTGGTATCTACACTTATATGAAGGGCAAACCGCTTGCGTCGGGCGCAGCCGGAACGGGCGGGTATTCAACGCTCTACACGGTGCCGACTGGATCGCAAATGGCGATTGTCGATATCGAGATCTGCAACACGGCATCGTCTCCTGCGACGTTTTACATTTCGTTGTGCGCCGCTGGCGATACAGCCGGTGCGAGCAATGCAGTGTTCTACGCTGCGCCGATCAATGGCAACACCACGGTGCAGTGGACGGGCCAGCAAGTGCTTGATGCCGGTGGCTTCGTGGCGGCATACGCTTCTGCATCGACAGTGACGATTAAGGTCGGCGGAGGTCCGGGTCAGTGACGATCACCGTATATCCTCCGTATGGTTCGCAAGTTAATCCGACCTATGTAACCTTTGATGGCACGAACACCGATGCGTTCGGGCGTTTGCGCGTATCTAATCCCGTCACGCTCTTCGACAGTCAAAGCCGATTCTTCGCGGATCAGCACTATAGCTACGTAACCGCGACT